CTTGTTACCTTTAGTTTTGCCATGCTTTTGCCCCTTAGTTAGTTATTACGCTGTTGTGATTACGACTGTGCCGTTGACGTTCCAAGTTACTGACTGAGTGCCAAGATCGCCAACTGCGCCGTTAATGTCGGTTGTGTTGTTGACTAGGCAAGTCATTGTGTAAAGTGGGTTTGTCGCTGATGTAGCGGCTGAAGTCTGCTTCAAGGTTACTGTTACTGAAGTTCCCCATGCAGCCTGCAAAGTCGCTAGAACGTTTGCTGATGCTGTGTCATTTAGGAAGTCGATAGTTAGGGATGATGCTTCTAATCCCTTGACGAACTTATGTCCGCTATCGCCCATCGCTGTAACTTCAAGTTCATCGAATGATCGGTTTAGCGTTACTGAAGTAACGTGATTTGAGAGGTCAACCGAATTAACAGTAAGAACCACTCCATTATTTAGAAATACTGCCATTTGGTTTATTCCTCATCTTTCTTGGTTGCTGGTTTTGGTGCTGGTGTTGCAGGAGTCTGACCAATCTTGATCAGGAACTCTGCTTGTTCTTTTTCCCATTCATTCATGGTTTAACTCCAACTCGTTAGGACTGAGACTTGCAGGGAGCAAGTCAATAGATCGCCAGTGGCAGCGTTAAGAACGCTAGGCGCGCTTACATCTCCCACATTATAGACGATCGAGGACGCTGCCAGTTTGTTAAACACAGCAACTAGCATTTCCTCAATTCCATTTAGATTGCCCTCATTGTCTAACAACGGGACAAAGATATTAATATTGAAATTGGCAAGCGGAGCGATTGTATTGCGCCCGTTATTGTTTGGAGTTACATAAGGGTCGCTAGGGCTAATCACTACGCTGTTGACAATGGGCGTTGCCGGTGGGAACGAGAATACTGACCAAAGTGAGTTATCGACTAGCGCGGCTGCAATAGTGGCGCGAAGTGTTGAGATCGCTGCTGTCATGGTTAGCCAACCATCGAGCGCGGATCTAGGTAAGGCGCAAGCAAGCCGCGAACGCGAGCAAGCAAAGTGTTAGACATTGTGAACGGACTTGGTGCAAAGCCATCGACTGTCATGCCCTGTCCACTTGGTGCTTGACGGGCTTGCCAAATAGCAATAGCGATCATTAGAGATGCTTCTTGAATCGCTGGAACTGTTGAGTAATCTGTATAAGTAGTAGCAGCAACAGAACCATAAGGGTTAATTGGGTGATAAGTTTTAACCACATTAGCCGCGTGAGTTGTTGTAATTTCAATGCTTTTTTCACCTACGCCGTTAACGGTTTTGCTTCCGTTAAAATTACTACCGCAACCAGCAACAGTAATTTGCTGACCTACATAAAATACATCTTGAACATAATCATTAAAGTAAAGAACGCCGGCTGTGCCGTTGTTGCTGTGCGCTATTGCTGGAGTCGAGTTAGCCCATAGAAAAGGGATCAACACATTGTCAGCAGCGTCGCAGACTTCCTGCAAGGTTGCGTCAGCGTACAGAGTACCGACACCGAGAGCGGAGCGGAGTTCTGCAACTGTTGTGTATGACATTTGATCCTCTTTCTAAAGACTGGCGGCCTAGAAGGGCACTAGGCCGCCAGCGACTTAGTTACCTATTAAGTTAGGTTGAACTTGCGAACGCCCTTGCCGGACTTGGCTACGTAAATAGCCATATATCCGTAAAGTGCGATTTCGAGTTCGCCTGTAGTTAGAACCTGCAAGCGAAGGTTTGTTACTGGTGATTCCCAGACATATACAGATGATGGAGCGATCAAGAACGCTGAGTTATCAACTACGCCTGAAGCAGCGATGTTGTGATCAACGATCAGATCAGTTCCGAGGATGTTACCGCGAACGCTTGATGCGACTGCTGTGCCTGAAGCGTTGTAGGTTGCGCCCTGTGCTGAATATAGTGCGCGTCCTGTTGTGTCTGCATAGCCGGTGATGGCTGCCCATTGGTCAGTATTTACAACCAACTTGTTAGCGAAGTCTCCGCCAGTTCCCTTGTATGCGGCTGCGCCTTCTACAGAGATAAATGATTGGAGTCCTGCTGCTGTTGCTGCTGTTGTTGCTGCTGTTGTACCAGATGCAATGAGTTCAGTTAGAAGTGCTGTGTCTGTTGCCTTCTCGTATGCCTTGCGAAGTTCAGCCATGAGCAATTCCATGAATGAAGGTGATGAACGATCAATCAATTCCCATGAAATACGGTTTAGACCAGCGAACTTGTTGATGCTCACTGTGTCATAGGCTGATGTCATGCCTGTATCTGTTACTGATGCGCCTTCGTTAACATCAGCGACTGCTGGTGCTGTGTCTGCTGATGAAGCATTTGTGTAAAGGCGTGGAACTGTGAATGACATTCCTGAATCGATCAACGCGTTGCGAGTTACTGCATCGAACGCTGGACGGCCTGTGAATGTATCTGTGATGAATTGGTTTAGGTGCTGAGGAAGTGTCAGACCTGTGTTTGTTGAAGTTGAATCATCTGCTGCACGAACGACGCGACGTGAATCGTCATCGCCTAGTGCTGCCTTGATTGATGCTTCGAGATATTGTGTTGATGAGATAGGTGCTGTGCGCTCTTTTGCGTACGCTGGTGCTGAAACAGTTGGACGAGCGGCTTCAACAGCCGTTGCCTCAACTTCTGGTGCTGCTACGGTGTCTGGAGTATTTTCCACGACCGCCTCGCTTTCTGTTGGTGTGTTTGGTTCAGCAGGGAGTTCTACTTCCTCTGCTGCGATCTCAAGAACTTGAGCAGACTTAAAAGCCGGTTCAGTTACTAGAGAAACTTCTTTTAATTTCGCTGCTGTTACAACTGTGTGTCCAGAGCGTGAAGGCGCAGATGCGATAATCTCTGCACCTACTGAAAGACCACTTACGAGTCCTTCTTGTGCCATAACTAGCGCGTCATTGCCACCAGTTGAACGGCTTAATTTGAAAGTTGCGTAGATGCCATCTGGTCGAACTGTTGCTGTAACCATGCGGCCGATTGGCTTCTTAACGTCATGCTGTGATAATAATTTAATTTTAGAAGGATCATCGATCTCGATTGATCCGGCTTCGAATACAACGCCACCAAGATTGGTATTGCCGACTTCGCCTGTTCCCATAGGAACGATCTTTCCGCTAATCTCGCGGCGTTCCTCGCTGCACTCGATTGAGGCTGCTTCGATGTATAGAGTTTCCACTAGGAAATCCCCTCACTTCCGTTTGGTGTTAAGTCTGTCATTTCCATTGCTTGTTCAGTTGTAATAAGTCCTAGAGTAAGCAACTTCTCAATAACTTGAAGTTCAACCATAGGATCTTGCTTTAGGAAAGTGTCAAAGACTGCAAAGCGGACTTCATGTCCAGCAGTGCTGATGTCATCCATGCTCATGCGAGTCTGGATCGCCTGAATATAAGGTTCGATGGACAGAGCAAAGAACTGCTTACGTTCCTCAGTTACGTTTGCATAAGTCATGGTCGTGTTCTGATCAGCACTCAAGTAATACGCTGGAACGTTCATAGCGCGAGCAATTTCAGTTGATAGATTCTGGATTGCCTCGTTGTACATCATGTCTTTAGGGCTGAATCCGACTGTCTCATAATTAAGAGTCGATGTCAGATAAGCCGTGGAACGATTTTGACGGGCTGATTTCCATGCTGCAAGTAATCCTTGAACTTCTACAGGTGGTAGATCTGCGCCTGTATTCTTAAGATATCCAGATGCCATTGGGGTTGCAGCAGCTATGACAGAAGCCTTCTGGACATCCAGAGCTGCGCGGATAGTCGATGTGCCTGTGTTGAGAATGCCATCGCTAAGTGACTGGAATGTAATTAAAGATCCGAGGCCGTCCATCGGTACTGTCGTACCATCGATGGCGTAAGACTTAACGAAGACATTGTCACGATCAAGTGTCGCAGTTACGCGGCTGTTAGCGATCCACTCGAATCGAGATGGACGCCCGTCTTCTTGATAAGTCTCTACTACTTGCCAGAATGCTTGTCCGTAAAATAGGAGTGAATCAACTGTGTAGGCAATAGTTACTGATCGAGGCTGAGAGTAAGAAGGTTGATCGAGCCATAGTGGCTTGCCTAATTCTTCGCCTGTTGACTTCTTATAAAGTTCGAGAGGGATTGTGCCGATTGTGCCAGCGAGAAGGTTGCGGCATCGAGCTAGTGCTGGAACTCCCATTGCTT